AGTATGAAGTTTGGAGCAATCCAGAACACCAGTACGGGCAGTCGTAGCACGGGCATATGAGTCTGCTGCCTTACGGCACTCAAACTCTTTTACCAGATAGTTGACTTCTTTTTGTGCCGAACGTTTAAAATCCATAAACTGCTGATCAACTTCACCAAAAATATCCACATACTCATATTCACGATCTTTAATAAAGGTATCCCAAGATTCTTTACAGCGAGAATGAATATCAGCGTTAGGAACAATCACTTTTTTCAGATCAAGTTTAGGCAGTTCCAGATAGACATTTTCGGGACCACTATTATCAACGAGTTCTTTCAGTGCTTCATCAAGAGAATCCATTGTTTTTACTTCTGGTTCTTCATCCTCTTTACCACCCATTTCTGGGGTGGTTTTACCCATTTCTGGGGTGGTTTCATTCGAAGCAGAACCTTTGGAAGCATTGGACTCAGATTGATCATTTTCACCTTCCTGCTGATCTTTGAAATCAGATGCAGGTTGATCATTAGCACCACTTTGCTGTGCTTCCAGGTTATCCAGATTAGTTTTAACTTGTTCTTCTTGCGCTCGCTTGCAATACTTATAGAGTTCTTCTGCGGCAATCAAAACATCAGCAAAAGTTTCAGTGTCGGCAATCAGATTGATAATCTCAGTCTCTTCACCACGCTCAATGGGAATATCAATATAGTTACCAATCTTGAACCACAGGTTCGCACGGTCGGCAAGATTATAAGTTTCTAGTTTATCATCACCAATCTGGAAGAAATCATCATCGGCAAGTTCCTTATAACCAGCATAGAAGGTCTTGGCGAGACCAGCATAACGACGCTTCATCAGTTTCTCAATACGAGCATCTTCTACCACATTTACAAACTGCGGGGGAACTTTTACTTTCTCCAACCAATCCTCATCAGGCGTTTCCAATGCGTGTCCACACTCGTGGGCAACAAGAAGGTCATACACGGTGTTGCTTGCCTTCTCCCACATCGGCAGGGTCAGCACACGGGTATGAACGTTGAAGCAGGCAGTCTCCACCTTTTTGTGCTCAACCACAAGGTCTTCGGTAGCAAGAAGTTTAGCAAGTTGGGACTTGATTTCGTGGCGGACGGTCATAGATTTGATTTCTTATGGAACTATCATACAAAAAAAGAGGGTGGTTAGACCCTCTTGTGTGCCAGTTTAGGAAGTGTCCTATCAAAGACCGTATTTTTTCTTCATTTCAGCCCTCGCTTCATCTTCACGTCTATTACGCTCTCCAAATAAATCATCTCTACGTGATTTTAATCTTCCTCTCATTCTTTCTGTTTTTGCCTTTCTTTCGCCTGCTGGAAGTTTATTCAATCCCTTACTTCTACCTTGATGTTGATTATCAAGAACATTTCCTGCCTTATAAGTCGTTTTTACACCTTTTTCAATTTGCTTATTTGATTGGTCAGCAGCTGCCTCAATAATCTCTTCTCTCCATTCTTCACTCATATTCGCCATAATAGCGATTGCTGCCTCATTCGTATCAGCATAACCTTCGGCAACCAGGTGCTCAAGAATACAATCAAAGAGATCATATGATTCTTTTTGATCCTCTTTTTTAGGCATTCTAGCACCAGTATGATGTCTTACAACACCAGCAGAATCAGTATAAGTTGCTCTTTCTGGTCTAGGAGATACATAACCTACACCAGGAACAGAACCAGTTTGCCCTCGTCTTCTAGCTTCGTTTCTTGCTTCCGCTCTCTGTGCTGCTCTTCTACGATTTCTATCGTATTTTGCATCTTCACCAAGTTCAACTTCTTCTTTCATTTTCTTTTCTTCTGGTCTCTTACCAAAAGTCTTATGAACCATTTTATCTAACTTGTCGTGAAACTCACCTTCCTTTTCTTTACTTGCACCTTCTTCTTCCTTTTCACCCTTTTCTTCTTTTTCCTCACCTTCTTCTTCCTTGTCAAGTTTTAACTCGTCAGGAGAATACTTTTTAGTTTTACCATCTTCATGCTTAACAGTATAGTATTTACCTTCTCCTTCTGGATCAACCTTTACGATTTCACCTTCCATTCCATTTGACTTAATCTCAACTTCATCACCAACTTTAAAGTGTGACTCAGAAATATTTGCATAAACAGAAGCATAAGCTTCCATTAACCCTTTAACTTGTTTTGCTTCCATTTTACGAATACTTTTTTAGTTATTTATTAAAAAAGAGGTCTTGCGACCTCCAAATGAACAGTTTTTTAAAATATTTCAGACACCCTTTACACCAGGAAATCCATCTGGATAAGCCTTCATTTTGTCCAGTGCATCTCTAGTACCTTTAAGATCTTTATCTCTAGTAGATCCTCTTCTTTGATCATCAACAACACCAGCAGTCTTTATTCCAAGAGGAGTTAGACCCTCAACAATACTTTGCTTCCACTCTTCACTCATATTTGCCATAATAGCAAGTGCTGCTTCTTCAGTGTCAGCATAACCTTCACTCATTAGATGACCTTTTACAAGATCAAAAAGATCTACATCTTGGTTGAGATTTTGCTTAATTTTTGCATCCTGTTCTGCCTTAGTTACAGTACCACGACCCTTTCCAACGGGAGCAATGACCTTACCAATCGCCTTAACGACTGGATTTTTAGCAGCAACATCAAGTGCTTTACCTACTGTCTGCTGAAGATCTTCTGAAAGAACTTCCTGCTCCTCTGATTGAGTATAAACAGAAGCATATGCTTCCATCAGATCTCTAACTTGTTTTGCTTCCATTTTATGAATACTTTTTAAATATTTATAAAATAAGAAGCACCCCTTTCGGAGTGCTTCTTTTTAAAGGCTTGGAGACGGGCCTTTGCTTGTCGGAGTGCTTGTGGTTTTAGTTTCCGCTTTTGCTCCTTTTTGGAGTGATGTTGCCAGTTTGGAAGTTTCATTCGTCTTGTGCTTGTGAGGACATCATATGGGAAAAACCCTTGACCTTTTCAAACCTTATGACACTTTCAAATTTGTCATGCAGGTCTGCCTTATGAGAAATCACAAAAATATTAGCATCTTTAATGACATAACGAATAATTTTAAGGAACTCATCAGTTCCAAACCCATCAAGTGAAGAATCAAATACTTCATCCATAATCAGCAGATTCGTATTCACAGAATTTTTGACTCTTGCAACTTCCCTCCAAGTAAAAAGTAGTGCCAGGTCAATTCTCATCTTTTCACCTTCACTAAAAGAACTATAAGAAAAGTCTTCATGAATAGGTGACTTTACCGTTTCATTAAATTCTTCATCAAGATGGAAGTTAATATAAAAATCCATCATCTGAAGATAACGATTCACCTGCTGATTGATGAACGGAAGATACTTCTTAATGATCTTCGTTTTAACGCCATCGTCTTTGAGTAGAGAGTAGGCAAAATCGTAATAAACGATTTCTTCTTTTTTCTTAGAAAGGTCTTCGAAGGTTTTTTGGAGATTAGTTTGAAATTCTTCTAACTTTTCATGCTCAGTATTTCTGTTTGCAAGGTTTTGGGCAATAGTTTGAATTTCAGATTCAAGGTCTCGGATTTGCCTCTGATTGAGTAAAATGCGAGTATTGTTTTGAGAAATCTCATGATTGAGTTTCGTAATCTCCTTAGAAAGAACTGTAAATTGACGCTCTCTCTCTTGTTCTAACCGTATAGTCTCTTCGAGTTCTTTAAAACCCTTCTGAAGTTCTTTTGCTTTATTTTGAGCGTCTACAATTCTATTTAACCTAAACTCCTCTTCTATATTCTGAGTGCAGGTAGGGCAGACCGTATTTTCTGTGAAAAACTTATGTTCCTTTGTGATAACAGATACTTTCTGAGATAGTTTACCTTTAAGGTTATTGAGCTTTATTAATTTATCAGAAGCGCCAATAAGTTCCTCCTGATCATTAGTATGTTTAAATATATTTTCTTCTATATTGGCATTTTCAGCCATATAAACACCAACTTCAACATCTAACTTGGTAATCTTTTCTTTATTGGTATTAATATTGGCATTCCCACGACTTTCAAGTTCCTCAATGAAACTTTGCTGCATTTTGATCTTGTCTTTTATATTTTCTTTTTTAAGATCAAGAGATTTTACTTGCTCCTTCTTTTCTCTAATTTTATCCTTTACAATATTGTTCATTGCAGAAAAGATACGAATGTCTAGAAGATCTTCGATCACTTCTCTACGATTTGCAGTTGACAACTGCATAAAAGGAACAAAGTTACTACTACCCAAAATTACAATCTGAGTAAAAGATTTATAGTTAAGTTTAAGAATATTTTCTTCAAGAATACGTTGCATTGCACGATCATCTGCTTCTCTATGAAGCGGAGATCCATTCACCACAATATCAAAAACATTTGGTTTAATTCCACGTCGAACCAAATATTCACGATTATTGATTATAAATTCAATTTCAACAAGACAGTCTTTTTCATTGACTGTATTGACTAATTGAGGTTTATTAATCTTACGAAATGGTTTATTAAACAGGACAAACGTAAGTGCATCTAGAATTGTAGATTTACCAGCACCATTTGTTCCAATGATAAGATTAGTATGATGTTCTTGAAAATTAACTTCTGTGAAGGTATTCCCAGTGCTGAGAAAGTTTTTCCATTTAATCTTTTGAAAGGTTATCATTCAATTTCGGAGGAATAACAATGTCGTTTGGAGTGACGACGGCATATTTGTAATTATACCTCTTACAAGTCATTATGGCAAGTGCATCATCCACTTCCACTACATCCATTTCAGTGTCTTCTTGCTCTTCCAATTGAAGAGCGTATCTTACCGCATCATCTTCCTCTTCAAAGAGAAAAAGAACCTTTTCACCATATCTGTTTTGAACAGCATATGCTCCATCATCTTTTTGATCTTTAAGAGTCAGAAGAAACATTACTCAACCTCGCAAGCTTCTGAGTATATTTTTTGAAGTATTCCTTTGATTACTGATTTATCACCTTCGAATTCTGCTTCATCAATATATCTATTCAAAATAGAAATTGTATTTTCAGTTTCCTCAACTACAAAATCTTCACTTTCTTGAATTTCAAAATTCTCTACAATTTTGAGATCTTGTATGCCAGAGGAATGTAACTTATCTATAAACTTCTCAAAATTTTTAGGTTCTGTTTTCTTCTTTACAATAACCTTTACTATTTTACCTTCATATTCACGAATATCAAATAACTTATAGTTCGTATCCTCATAATAAACATTATAGAAGAGTTTAAATGGATTATTAACTGGTTCAAACTCTAAGGTGTTCGTATCAAAAATATGAAATCCACGAGTATCGTTTACATCATTCCAAAACATTTCATAAGGATTTCCCAAATAAAAGATTTTCCCATTATTAGAACGAGTGTGAAAATGTCCAGAAAAAACAAGTTGAAACTTTTCAAGAAGATCAACATCCATTCCATCTTCCATCACATGACCACGATGAGCCCTAAATCCATTCAATTCAAGGTGACCCATTGCACATTTCGCCGTGGTTTTTTTAATAGATTGAAGAGTGCTTTCTTGGTTTTCCAGATTAATCCATGGAATAAGAAGAACTTTAAGTTTATCCAGTTTTAGTTCGGTAACCTCAGAATAAACTTTAACATTTTCATATTGCTTCAACAACAAATCTACGCTATTGACCGAATTAGTATTCTTGAAATAGGTGTCATGATTTCCAACAATCATGTGCATTGTGATTCCCATTTCAGCAATTCTATTAAATACGACTTGCTTTGACCACTCCAAACTTTGAAGATCTATTGAACGACGATTATCAAAAGCATCGCCCATATGAATGATTGTTTTAATATTTTCTTTCTCTAATGTGGGAAAGAAAACCTCATCATAAAACTTTTTAAAGTAATCATGAAGATACTTAGACCCTTTACGAGCACCATAATGAGTATCTGTGATAATGGCAACCTTCATCGGTTAGTCTTGTAGGCAACGTTGTCTTTGATGGTATTATAGTCGGAACTACTGCCAGAAAGCAAGCTATCGTCAATCATCATAACCTCATCAAAACCAGTGCGTTCAATGATCTTGGTCTTGATTTCAAGTTGCTTCTTCTCTTTTTGAATACGGCGAAGAAAAGCGTAATGAATGATTTGAGTAAAATAAGCAAAAGGATTATTTGACTTTGCGGGGTCAAAGTTGTGAATATACTGAACGCAGTTTTCAATGCCATCAGAGATCATATCGTCCCTGAACATGTAGTTGACAAAGTTTGGTTTGTATGAAAGGTGTGTAGCGATTTTTAGAAAGCATTCTCCAAGATAGTTAGAAATCGGAGGCTTACCTTCCCAAGTCTTTGCTCTTTCTTCTTTTGGTTGTTTAGTTAAATCTTTATCGTATTTCTTTAAGTATGAAGATTCAACCTTAGTTCTATAAACAATCAATGCTTCAAGTAACTCTTTGTTGTTTACATAATGTTCTGATTTCTTTTTAGACATAACATTGGTCTTTGTATATAAATTTTTGTTATGTTCATTATAGCATACTTTCAGGGCTTGACAATACTCAAAAATACGAGTAGAATCCCTTTGTTCCCGTTGAAGATAATAATCTAGCTTTCATTAATATTATTAAAGATTCTTTCAAGGCTCTTGCGAGCATCTTCTACGGTTGATATAAAACCCATCTTATCAGATATCTTAACCTTACCGTCTAACTCAATATCTACATCTTCATCGTTGAGATATCTTTCATAGAAGTGAATCATCTGTCTTTCTTTAACTTCTGTCATTGTTACAATCTTATCGTATCTGATGATAAAGAAATCATCGGAAGGTATTTCCATCCAGGGTTTTACCTTTACATATTGTCCAATATGATTAGTAACGACTTTCATGATGACAGGATTTTGAAGAATAATGATAGGGTCTCCATCATTTTCATCAATGCAAACTAATGCAAAGATTTCTTCTCCTGTAACTAGTTTGATTGCTGCGTAAAACTCTTCTCCCATCAGTTTTTTAAGGGTATGTTTACAATATCGTAGTTGAAGTTTTCTTCATTATAAACTTTGATTCTTTCGATTAAATGATTGAGTGTATAGTTTTTTCTTGATTTGTAACTGATATCATCGGCAATGTCGTATAGAGTTGCCTTTGTTTTATTATCTCCTTTTCTCAGAACTCTTCCGATTGATTGGAGGTTTCTGATTCTTGATTTACTAGGGGAAGCAAAGATAACGTTATGTAAGTTCTTGATGTTAATGCCTGTTGAAAAAGTTCCGTAAGAGGCAACAATGATTGCATTATTTTCCTTTTCGGTGATTTCTCTAACCTTTTCTCGATCCTCAGTATCTACACCCCCATGAACAAAGAACACATGACGATTCTCAGCGATACTCTTATTTATGAGTTCATACAACGGTTGTCCATGACCTTCGACTCTTGAAAAGAGAATCAGAGTATTACCTTTAAGATCAAGGGCAAGGTTTTTGATGAACTTATTGCGTTTCTCGTGATTGATAATATATTGAACTTCTTCCTCAAAGTTTTCAAACTTATTCGGTGGGTGTTTCAATAGAAGAATGTTAATATCCAGTTTGGCAACATGACCCTTCTGCATCAGTTCTTCTGTTCTGATGATTTTGTAGGAAGGACCAAATAAACCTTCTAGAACCCATTTGTGTGTCTGGGTGCCGTCAAGAGTTCCTGTAAATCCAAAACGATATTTTGCATCAGAAAGTTTTGTCATTATAGATACTAATGACTTTGATTTAAACTGGTGTGCTTCATCTCCAACGACCACATTGAATCTTGAAAAGTATTGTCGGGGAAGTTTGTAGATGGACTGCCAGGTCGTAATGATCACCTGAGAGTCTGTTTCTCTTTCTTTACCCGCATAGATCTTGTGGCAAAATGAACCAACATCCCACCCATAATCTGCAAAATCTTTATAAAGTTGTTCTACAAGGGATGTTGTTGGAACAATTATCAGAGTATTTTGTCCTTTCTCAA